AACAGGAAGAGCTCTAAGTCTAAACTTACTAGACACAGCAATCCAAAAAATAAGAGAGAATGGTGGAGAACCAAAACTAATCCTTTTGGGACACGACCAATACTTCAACTTAGAAAGATTGCTTAACTCAAACCAAAGATACTTAGGACAGGAAGAGTACCAAGTTGGTGTAGGTTCTGAAAGAACTTTCCCGGGTACAAGAACTGGACTAGTACTTGCTACTTACCAAGGTATCCCAATTATCCCAGACGCTGACGTTGCTAAGTCTGTATCATCTGCTGATGCTGTTCTTGGTTCAAACGTATATGTTTTGGATACTGATTATCTAGAAATTGCGATTGCACAACCAACGCAATATGTAGAGAACAGAGATTACTTTGCAGCAAACGCACTAGTTGTTAGAGGATTACTCTACACTATGGGTGAAATGCGATGTAAGAACATTTGGACACAAGCAAAAATTGCTGACCTAAACTCATAAGTTTAGTTCAATACTTGCGGGGGGACTTCGGTCCCCCTGCTACTTTATACCAACTAGTACAATTTGTGAGGACTGATAAGTGGCCGATAAGGACACACAAGTGAATTTAGCAGTTTATATGGAACGATTAGATTCTTATATTTCAAGTCAGAACGCCCTCAATGAAAACCTATCTAAGAATTTAGAAAAGGTAGAAACCAAAGTCGATGATATCTCTCAATGGCGTAGCAAAATGTACGGAATGAAAAGTATTCTTGTAGCAATAGGAATATTGGTTGTACATACAACAGCTGTTATGGGTAGCTTTGTGGCTATCATAAATATAAATAAATAGGAGATTTTATAAATGGCTAACGAAAGACACACAGATTACAGGGGATGGGATGTAGATAGTTCGACTAGACAGTCTGTCCATCCTGCTAATAGATATGTAGCAATATCAAATGCAGCCAGCACAACTGCTGAAGATGTATATTCAATAGTAGTAAACGGTGGGGAAATTGCAACAAACTTAGTTTTGAACCCGGGCGTAGAGGGAAGTACTGTTGATGAATTTGTAGCGACTGGTTCTGCTAGAGCTAGAGATACAGGACAAGCTGCAGAGGGTTCAGCTTCCTTACTAATAAACCCAGCTAACTCAGATGCTGGCGAAGGATTTTATTGGGAATCACCATTGATTTCTAGAAGTGTAAACACACAATACATATCAGTTCAATTAGAAGTTCGTGGGGCATCAGCATCAGGAGCAGTGACACTGACTCTAAGAGACGCTACTGGAACAACATCACATGGTACATCTGGTAGTCATGACCTAACTACAGGTTTCGTAAAACTATCAGCTACTTATGCTATTCCAGCTAACACAGATGCAGCTGTCTACAGATTATATTTAGTAACAACTGCACAACACAATATAAACTTCTATGCAGACAAAATTATGTTTGAAATTAGAGAGGATACAACTGCAGTTTCTACATATGTAGATGGGAACCAAACAGGTGGTGAGGGTCCTTTATATGAATGGACAGGTGCAGCAAATGCATCTTCTTCTATAAAGAAACCTTCTCTAACAAAAATCAAAGGGTTTCAATTTACTAATAGGTCTGCTACAGCCGCAGATATTATTTACTTAGCGTTTGACCAAACAGCCACTTCGGCTAATGGTATTCCTATTTATGGTGGAGACTCCTTCAATTGTGAGGTCCCATTAGATTTTAGAGGAAAGATTTCAATGATAGCCGCACAAAACACTCCGACACTTACCGGTGTAATATGGGGAGTAGCTGAATAATATGACAACTGAAACTATTAAGACTATAGCAGGAGACATACCAAGCCCTTCAAATTGGGCTAATGATGGTTTTGCATCTGACGATTGTGGGTGCGATGGTAGTCCTAGTATAGATTATGGCGACCCAAGTGTAATGTTCTTAGAAAAAGCTGATATAGATGGTGCAGAAACCGTTGATGGCAAGGTTTCTATAAAAGAAATCGGCAAGGCTTTAGAAGAATACCAAAGATTATACAAAGCCGGAATAGCTTCTCCAGCTGAATTACTAACATTATCTAGGGCATTCCCTGAGAATAGAAAGTACACTGAAGCTTTAAAGAAAGAGAAAATTTCCGATGATGATAAATTAGTTATTGGGGGGCCAGCATCTATTGAATTAGTTGATAGAGAAGGACATCTTATTACAACTAATGCCTTAGACAAAGCCTTTGATAAATACATGGCAAATTTCAGAACCCGTAATGCGATGGTGTTACATTCTGACGTTCAGGTGGGGTGGGCGTTGCCAGCATATATAAGTAAAGGTGGCCAGATATTTAAGTCTGGAGTCAACGGGAACGGACTATTCTTTATAACAGAACTTCGTAACGATACAAATATCGCAAAGAAAGTAGCAGAACAAATACATAGTGGAAAACTAAAGAGCTATAGTATTGCTGGAAGTGCCTTGAAGACACAGAATATACAAAAAGGATTACAAGATGTAATGCAAGTAGATGAATTAGAACTCGCTGAGGTTACTGTCTGTGAAAAGGGAGTAAACCAAGCTGCATCTTTTGAGATTATTAAATCAGAAAACGCTGCAACTAAATCATGTATTGATGGAAGTTGCCTTATTACAAAAGAACACGAACATGAAGAGCCTAAAGAGGAGGTAGAAATAATGTTTAAATCCGATGGAAATATAGATTTTACTAAATCTTTTATGAATTTCATGCATAAAGAAATGCCTGAGTCTGGAGTAGAAGCCTTTCCTCTTCTATATAGTACTCAAGCAAGACAGGAAGAACATCACAGACTTTTAGATAAGTATGGATTTCCGGGAGAGTTGGAACCAGAGTATGCTAGAAATACTCCAGTTATAGAGGACGACCCATCTCCTAATGGTAGTTCATATGTCCCGTGGGCAGTAAATGAGGCCGGAAGTAATCTTGGTAGAAGATATTACAATGAAGCTTTAACTACACCTCAACTAGGTGGGCATAAAAAAAGAGGTGTTATTGAAGGCGGGAACTCATACGAAACTCCAGTATCAGAAAGAAACACAGCAGAAGGGTTTAGTAACTTACTATCTACTTTAGCAAACAGAAAAACAAAGAAAGCTATTACAGGAGAATATAGTGAGATGCCTGTAAGACTTTCTAAGTCGGACCATTTTTTTGATTGGATGTCTAGAGAGAAAAGTCACTTATACAAAGAGTCTTGTGGCTGTGAATCATGTTTTCAAAAATCAGCTGATTATAAAGGAACAATACAGAGACCTACAAATTTTTTAGATTAGAGGCTGTAGATAACCCATTCGCAGTTGCTACAGCCCAAGCCAAAAAACTTGGATATAAAAACTTCAAGGAAGGCAGTCCCGGTGAAAAGAAAAGGGACGAAATCGCTGAGGCGGTAAAACGGAAATAATAAAACAATTAGTATAATAAATAGATAGAAAATCTATCTTAGTATTTAAGGAGGAAACTAAATATGGCATTAACAATAACAACACCTAGTGGAGCACACGAAGGAGCTGCTGTTAGTGGTGGAACTGCGAGTAAGTTCACTATTAAAAGAATACAGTTCGACAGTTCATACCCAACAGGTGGAGAAGCATTAACAGCAGGAGACCTTGGTTTCACTGCAATACACGCAGTCATGATTGATACTGAGACTTCAGGTTACGTAGCTCAATACGACTACAGTAACGAAAAAGTTGAAGTTTACGAAGCTGGAGCTGATGGTGCTGCACTAGACGAAGTAGCTAACACTACTAACTTATCTGCAGTTTACATTAGAGTTGTAGCATTCGGATTAGCATAATAAATAAAAAAGAGAGAAGCGTATGTTTGGAAAACTAAGGCCACAAATATTTTTGGCAATTATAGTATTAGGAGTATTATCATCTATTGGTGTTATATATGAATATAACGAAATAGCTACAGGATGTGTTGGAGGAATTATAGCACTTGGAATGAAAGTTCTGGAGAGTGAATAATGGATAACTCATGTTGCGTAATAGATGATGTGTGTTCTTGCGAACCTTTTGAATGTGTTTGCGAATGTGGATGCGAAGGCTGCCTAGAACTTGATATGCAAGGATGCCCTTGCGGTGGGAACTGCGGGTGCGGTATCTAAGGAGGACAATATGAACCCAATGAAAATAATAAGTCTTGGAATGACTTTCTATAATCTAAACAAAGGTCTTGCCGGTGATGGTAAGATTATTGTAGATGAAGGAATGGATATTGTCCAAGCAGTTAGTATTGCCCTAAAAGATGGCAAGGTAACTAATGCAGAGAAACATGCCATAACAAAAGAAATAAAGGAATTTTCTAAGGCTTCAATTGATGCAATAGAAAAGATAACAATACCCGAATCAGACTAAAAGAACTATGACAAATTATTGGAGGTGGACAGCCCTTATTACATATGTGGTTATCTGCCTCTTTGATTTTGTGATAGTTCCATCCTATATAGGATTAACTAGACCAAACCCAGCCGACTACTTAGAACGGCTTTCAGAGCTAGACGATACAATGGTACGACTAGAGTATCTAAAGATAGCGTCACAAGGTGTCAATCGACACGAACCCTTCACTCTAACTAATGGAGGTATATTTCATATTGGCTTTGGAGCTTTACTTACAGGTTCTGTGTTTGGAATGAAAACGGAGAATAAAAAATAATGAGTATAATAAAACAATGGTTCCCTATACCTTTAATAGTGTTTGGAGGTATCATGGCAGACCTATCCCGCCATGGCTTAGGGGAAGATATAATGACAGTTCAAATACTATCTTGGACATCAATCGTAGTTGGTGTTATAGGACTAGCAAGAATTGTTTGGGATAGAGTAAAAAAATAAATTAGAGGAATGACATGGACAAGAAAAAACTAGCAAAGCCTTTAGTACTCACCGCTTCTGCGATTGCGGGGTTATTTGTAACAAAAGAATTAGTTGAATACTATATTCTAAAAGGGCTGAGAATAGGTAGATAAATGGACATAAGTAAAATAAAATTACCTATAGGAATTATAGGAATAGTTATAGCACAAGCATTCGGACTTATTTGGTATATGGCTCAGTTAGATAGTACTGTAGAAGAGAACGTAAAGAACATCTCAGAGTTACAGGCACAGCACATGGAAGCAACTAGAAGGGTTGTGGAACTAACTGAGAAGCTGGATAACCAATTAGCTGAGCTTGAGAAGAAGGATGCCCTCATAGATAACGAGATGAGAACTATTATGGGTGACCACGATGGGTTTAATGATGTACTAAAGACTATTGGAATCAGTGGTTATGGTGACTCAAGAACTTATGGTGGGTACGACAACTATAAATAGCCCTCGCACCCATAACTATTATAGTCAAAAATAATAAATATTACAAAGGAATACAGGGGTATTTAGTGAAGAAATTTGGTTCAATTACAATTATAGTAAGTGCTCTACATTTCATAGAGGACGCAATATTAGTAGGTTTAGGTAGATATACTGAGATAAATTTCTTTATACTACTGGTTGGAACAATAAGTTTTGGGGCATTGTTAGCATGGTTAGCTAGGATGCCTCGAATAAAAAAATGGTTGGGGACAGATTAATGAATGATTTAGACTATGCGATAGATATATTTTCTGATATTATAACGAAAGCTCCTGTTAAAAGACGGGACCCTAAGAAGTGGTCACGAATAAAAGCTTCGGTAAAGGCAGGGAGTAAAGGTGGGAAGCCGGGACAATGGTCTGCACGTAAAGCCCAATTAGCTGTCCAGAGATATAAAAAATCTGGCGGGAAGTACAAAGGTAAAAAGACTGGAAAGAGTTCTTTGTCGAGGTGGACTAAACAAGACTGGGGAACTAAGTCTGGGAAGCCGAGTGGAAAGACAGGAGAACGCTACCTACCTAAGAAAGCTAGGAGAGCTTTATCTCCACAAGAGTATGGAGCTACCACAAGAGCTAAGAGGAAGGCTACTAAAAAAGGTAAGCAGTTCTCAGCTCAACCAAAAAAGATAGCAAGGAAGACTGCAAAGTATAGGAAGAAATAAT